TAATCTACAATATTATTTGCTGCACACGCTGCAGTGCTTGTTACTGTAAAAGTTCCTGGACCTGTAAAAGTATGAATTTTAAAATCGCCACAAGTAGCAACCGTATTACCACCTGTTGCTGATATAAAATTTGAACCTGTGTCAGCAAAAACTGAATCTTGAATTGATCTCCAACCAACTGTTGAATCTATATAAACTAAAGTTAATCCTTCCCCTTCAGTATCTAAAGATATACTACCTGTTCCACCATTTATTTTTTCTGAACCATTTGGTGTAATTAATAAAGCATTTGAGTCAAATGTATTATTATAATCTTGTATTGAAACTATTGCACCTGCACTTCCTGCTGGTAAATCTACTTCAAAAGAACCACCTGTTGTATTGCAAAAATATCCTTCTCCACTAACAGCTGTAAATGTAGCTGTCTTAATAGATCCTGTCTGCCAATCAACAGTTCCTGTTCTTCCAAATCCTGTTTGCGATGCACCTGATGCTAAAGCAACAGTATCGCCACTTGCACCGATAGTTATTGTGTTAGAGCTTTCATTAATGATGTTAGCTCCGCATTGGTTTTGAATATTGTCTACTTTAATTGTACTTGTCATAATTATTGAAATTTATACCTTATTACTACTATACCAGATCCTCCTGCACCCCCTGGTTGATTAACTCCTGGGGAGCTAGCTGTACCACCTCCACCTCCACCACCAGTGTTAGCTGTTCCAGCTTGTCCTGTTTTTTCAGGGGTAGGAGCTGGTCTTGGACCAAATCCACCTCTTCCACCACCGCCAGAGCCACCTGCCGTATCTGGAGCGGTTCCTCCACATCTATTACTTCCTCCACCTCCACCCGCATAAGCTGTTGGTGTTGCTGTGATTGAAGTTGTTGCACCTGCTCCGCCTTGGTGTCCTGAGGGGCCTGGAACTCCAACTGCTGTTGCTCCACCGCCACCACCACCAGCATCACTAGGTGCTGGACCTGCTCCTGGTGCTGAAGCTGCTCCATTTGATCCTTGTGCTGGAGTAACAGGAGGTGTGTTTCCTGAACCACCTGCACCAGAACCGTGTCCGCCTCCACCACCTGAACCACCATTTGCGCCTACATTAGGAGTACCAGCTCCGCCTCCACCACCTGCTGATGTTACTGTTGAAAAAACTGAATTTGAACCTGCACAACCTATTCCAGATGAACCAGTTGGTCCACTTGCACCTGTTCCGCCACCACCAACAGTTATTGGAAAAGCTGTTACTGTAGCTGTAACTCTGTTTGGTGAGGTTGAATAACCATCTAACGGACTAGCTGTGTAAGGAGTTACTGGATTTTTAACTTCTCTAAATCCTCCTGCTCCACCGCCTCCTCCAGCACAACCATAACCACCACCACCTCCACCAGCTACTACTATATGTGAAAGTATATTATTGTCAGAAGCAGGTGAAATTGCAGAAACACAAAATGTTCCAGGGCCTGTGAAAGTATGTATTTTACAATTACCAGAAGTTGTAATAGTTCCTCCAGTAGCTGTTAGAAAAGTTGATGCTCTTTCATTTGACGTTGAATCTTGAACATTAAGCCAACCTTGGGTGTCATCTACATATATGAATGTTACTGATTGACCTTCTGTATCTAATTCAATATCAGCAGATATTCCACCAATTTTTTGTGAACCATTTGGTGATACTGTTAAAGCGTTTGTTTGCCAAGTACCTGCGTAATCTGCAAGAGAAACTATTGATCCTGCTGTTCCTGCAGGTAAGTTACAAGTAAAACCACCTGATGTTGTATTACAGAAAAATCCATCTCCAGATACAGCAGTAAAAGTTGATGTCTTTGCAGTTGTATCCCAATCGACAGTTCCTGTTCTACCAAAACCTGTTTGTGATGCGCCTGATGCTAAAGCTACTGTATCTCCTGATGCGCCTAAAGTGATTGTAGTTCCTGACTGACTAATAATTACTCCGCCATCAGCTGCTTTTAAACTGTCTGATCTTAAATCACCAGTAACTGTAACTGTGTCTCCACTATCTCCTAACTGTGTAGTCCCACAATCTGTTCTTGGTGTTATTTTATTTACTTTTACTTCACTCATAATTTACCTATTGAAATTTATACCTTATTATTACTATACCAGATCCTCCGTTACCTGAATCTGTAGCAGTAGGACCATTACCTCCACCGCCACCGCCAGTGTTAGCAGTTCCTGCTGTTCCATTTACATCTGGACTATCGTGACCACCAGCTCCACCACCACCTGAACCACCTGCGTTAGGTATAGGAGGGTTTCCTCCTCCTCCACCACCACCAGCATAAGCTACTGGACTCGCAGTAATACTTGTTGTTGCTCCTGCTCCTCCATTTGATGGACCACTTGGATTACCAGGTGATCCTGCAGCAGTTGCACCACCTCCGCCACCAACAGCTGCACCTACAGCAGGTTGCATACCACCACCAGGATTTCCTTGTGGTGGACTAACTGGAGGAGTATTACCAGAACCACCATCACTAATTGGTGTGCTGTTGTCTCCGCTTCCACCCCCTGAACCACCATTACTTCCATTGTTAGTGTTATAAGCTCCACCTCCGCCACCACCAGCAGATGTAACTGTTGAAAAAACTGATGCACTTCCACAATTTCCACTTCTTCTAGGAGTAGGACCAGAAAAACCTGTTCCTCCAGCTCCAACTGTTATTGGAAAAGCTGTAGCTGTAACTGAAACATTTGTCGATCCTTCTAAAGGAGATGCAGTATAACAATCAGGACCAGCTTTTGATTCTCTAAATCCTCCTGCTCCACCTCCACCACCATAACTAGAACCTTGACCACCACTACCACCACCAGCAACTACTAAATAAGAAACTTCGTTAACTGCAGCTGGATTACCTATGGCAGAAACACAAAAAGTTCCAGGACCTGTAAAAGAATGAATTTTATAATTACCAGAGGTAGTAATTGTACCACCAGTAGCTGTTATAAAAGCAGGTCTTGGTAAATCTGCATCTGTTGCAGCTGCAGTTACTAACCAACCTTCAGCTGAACCAGAATATACTAAAACAAGAGATTGACCTTCAACAGACACTTCTGCATTTGTAGCGTCTCCACCAATGTTAGATCCATTTCTATTTATTGTTAATTTATTTGTATCAAATGTATTTGCAAAATCTTTAAATGCTACGATGTCACCAACACTTGGCGAGGAAGGTAGTGTTGCTGTAATTTCACCTGATGTAGTGTTAACAAAATAACCCTCACCATTAGCTGCTGTAAAATCTCCTGTCTTTGCAGTCGTCTGCCAATCTACTGATCCTGATCTACCAAATCCTGATTGTGAAGCGCCGGATGCTAAAGATACTGTATCACCACTTGCTCCTATTGTAATTGCAGTTCCGCATTGACTAATAATATTTCCAGCATCGCTTGCTTGAATATTATTTGCTTTTACAACTGACCCACTAATAGTAGTTGTCCCACCACACTTCGTTACTACTGCGCCGCCGCATTGATTTTCTATATTATCTACTTTAATTTTACTTGTCATAATTATTGAAATTTATACCTTATTACTACCACACCAGAGCCACCAGCACCACCATTACTAGGCGTTCCTTGACCTTGACCACCTCCACCACCACCAGTGTTTGCTGTTCCAGCTGTTCCGGTACTACCATCGTTTGAACCAGCACCTCCACCACCATCTCCGCCAGGGACAGCGGGTGCACTTGGATTTCTTCCTCCTCCACCACCACCTGCTCTAGTTACATTAACTCCTGTTATTATAGATGGTACACCATCACCACCAGCTGCAGGAG